GCTGCTGACCAAGATGACGCCCAAGGGCCCGGCCTTCCTGGTGAGCCCGCATTGCAAGAACCTGATCGCTGGCTTCCGCGGCGGCTATCAGTTCAAGGAAGTGGCCGGCAGCCATGGCCGGCTGCACGAGACCAAGCCGTACAAGAACCGTCACAGCCACGTTCACGACGGGCTGCAGTACGCGATCGTCGGCTCGGGCGCGTGGACGCCGGTGATCCGCGGCACCAAGCCCTACAGGTCGGTGACGGTGAGCCGCATCGGCAACCCCTTCACCAGGCAGGCCCAGAGAGCGGGCACCGGCCGGTGGGCCAACCGCTAGATGCCGCAGTTCAGCCAGGCCGAGCCGTCGTGGACGCCCTGGGTGGGCCGCTGGCAGGTCTGTTTCATCCCGGCCCCGCTGCACTGGATCACCTCGGCGCTGCGCCGGAATCGGGCGCCTTTCCAGCACTGTTTTCTGCTGCAGCCGGTCGGCGACGGCGACCACTGGCTGATGGCCGAGTGGACCTTCCGCAGCTACGGCGTCACGATCGTCGATCGGCCGACCGCGGCCCGATTGCACCGCATCGTACAATCGCGGGGCGCCATGCTCGAGTTCTGGGGCTCAGAACAGGTGCCCCAACCCTCTCTTTTTTGGGCCTTCAGGCCGAAAACGTGCGTTACGTTCGTCCGCTCCGTGCTGGGGCTCAGGCCCAAGACCTTTGTGTGGACTTGCGAGCAGCTGTGGTACGAATTGCTCGACCTCGGCGCCGTTGCGCTGATAGATCCCCCTCACAGGAGGCCGGCATGTCCCTTGGCGGTGGCGGAGAATCCAAAGCACAGTCCGATATGTTCTGGGAGATGAAGAAGCAGATGGACGACGCTCGCATGGCCAACGAGATCGCCCAGTCCAAGATCGACGTCCAGAACAAGGCCGCGGCCGACGCCGCCGACCTCAAGCGCAAGACCAGCTACTCGACGGCGGGCATCGCGGCACTCGCCACGGCGGGCTACGCCGGCTACTCGACGACCGCCCGCCCGCTCGGCGGCCAGTCGGCCCCGCTCGGCGCCTGATGGCGCGCCGGCCCAACCTGCAGCGCCAGCAGCAGCGCGAGCTCACCATGCCGTCGCCGCGCTACAGCGGCTCGGCCAAGCAGAGCTCCACGGCCGTCGAGCCGATGAACGCGCAGCAGCGTTTCCAGATGGGCGACACGGCCGGCACGATCGCGCCGAAGAAGCCGAACGCCGACACCAAAAAGACCTACGACAAGCTCTATGCCGAGGCCAATCGCGGGCGCGATCCGTGGATCCAGCTGTGGCAGGAGATCTACAACTACACGCTGCCGCAGCGCGAGCACTTCTATCAGAAAACGCCGGGCCAGCAGCGCACCGACCTGATCTTCGACGAGACCGCCGTGACCGGCGTGCCGCGCTTCGCCAGCCGCATGACCTCCGGCTTCTTCCCGCAGTACGGCGAGATCTTCTCGCTGGCCTATGGCCCTGAGAGCCCGCGTCATCTCAACAACCCGCAGGGCCTCCTGAAGCTCGAGCTGCTGACGCAGATGATCCATCGTTCGTGGCAGCAGTCGAACTTCGCCGCCGAAGTCAGTGAAAGCATGATCGACCTCGGGATCGGCACCGCCAACGTCTGCCTCGAGGCCGGCGACTTTCCGGGTGACGTCGTGTTCTCGGCCGTGCCGCCGACCCACATCGCCATCCTGCGCGGCCGCGGCGACACGATCCGTGGCTGGTTCACCTGGTCGGAGATGGCGCTCGAGGACATCTACCAGCAATGGCCCAAGGGCGACTACGACGACCAGTTCAGGAACCGGCTCAAGAGCGATCCGCGGGGAAAAGAGAAAGTGGTTCGGGGCGTCTGGGAGTGCGGCACCATCGTGAACCCGGAATGGGTCTCGGTGGTGTGCTGCGCCGGCGCCGCCAACAAGCTGATCGTCGAGGAGCGCCTGCGCGGCGCGGGCGCCTGTCCGTGGTCGACCTGCCGGTGGAGCAAGACCGGCATGGACGCCTGGGGCCGCGGCCCGCTGCAGCTCATCATGCCGGCGGTCAAGACGGCGAATCTCACGGTGCAGCTGGTGCTGGAGAACGCCGAGCTCGCGCTGGGCGGCGTCTGGGTCTATGACGACGACGGGGTGTTCAACCCCGACAACATCATCCTGCAGCCGGGCACCTTCATTCCCAAGAGCGCCGGCAGCACGGTGGCGCCGCTCACTTCGGCCGCCAAGTTCGACGTCAGCCAGCTGGTGCTGGCCGACATGCGGACCAACATCAAGAAGGGCCTGTTCATCGACGAGATGGACACGCCGGGCAAGACGCCGCGCTCGGCCTACGAGGTGCAGAACCGCATCGCCGAGACCGCCCGCGACCTCAGCGCCCCGGGCGCCCGCATCACCAAGGAACTGCTGGTGCCGTGGGTCAACCGGACCATCTACATCTTCGAGAAGCAGGGCATCCTCGAGAGCCTCGGCATGAGGGTGGACGGCAAGCAGCTCAAGCTCGACGTGAAGAGCCCCTTCCTGCGCGGGCAGGACCAGATCCAGATGAACGACATGATGCAGTTCGCCGGCCAGGTGAACGCGATCTTCGGCGCCGGCACGTCGGCGCTGCTGATGAAGCGCCAGACCGCGGTGCCCGAGATGGCCCGGCGCAACGGGGTCTCTCTTTCCTTCCTCAACAGCGACGAGGAAGTGGCCGCGATCCTCGCCAAGGGCGCGCAGGGCGCCGGCCAGGCCCAGATGGCGGGCGGCCAGGCGCCGGGCAGCGGCGATCCGACCGCGGTTTTCGATAGTCTCGTCAATGCGACCAAGCAATGAGCGCACGTGCACGGGTTCAGGGCGGCCTCCGCGAGCAGATCCAGCGGCCGCAGTCGCTGGACGGCCGGGAGTACAAGCCGGAGATGGAGGAGGAGCTCAACAAGCTGTTCTGGAGGGTGTTCAAGGAGGACGACGGCCAGAAGATCCTCAGCTACCTCAAGAACCTGACCATCAACGTGAGCTTCGACCACACGATCACGCCCGAGCAGCTGCTCCACTTCGAGGGCCGGCGCTGGATCGTGAGTTTGATGCTCAAGCGTTTTCAAACTGGAGAAAAAACATGAGCGAACGGCCTGCAGCGATCGAGCGCGACATCCACGTTGTCATTTCCGGCAGCGCCCAGCGCCACATCCGCTTTTCCTTCAACCCGTCGAATCTCGACGAGGTCGCCGAGATCAAGACGTTGAGCGGCGCGCTCATAACCCGCCTCGAGGGCCTGATGCACAAGACGATCGAGCGCGACGAGCTCGCCCAGGACGCGATCAAGCTGGTGCGGGCGGCCTCGATGGCCGCCGTGCTGGCGGCAACTGCAGAAGTACCCAAGAAAGAGTAATAGTTCAGGGGTAAATCCTGTTTTCGGAGGCGATCATGCACCTGCGCGGCAGACTGACGATGCAGCCCAAGGGCGGCCCGTTCGACAAGGCCAAGGCCAATGCCGGCACCCAGGGCAAGTTCCTCGACACCGGCCTGGGCGCCGGCGCCGACGGCATCCGCTCGGGCAGCTCGAGCTCGGGCCAGCATCCGGCGGAAAAGGGCATCGGCACCTCGGGCAAGGGCGAGAGTGGCGCGATCGGCGCTCGTGGCGGCGGCAACAGTGCCGGCCTGCACGCAAAAGAGAAAATCGCCTCCGGCGCCAAGGGACCGGGCGGCCAGAGCCAGGGCGCCGCGCAGTTCGGCGGGATGCGCCATCGCGGGCCGATGAAGAAGATGGGCGAGAGCGGCGCTGCCAGCCTCGTCATCTCCAAGGACGTCAAGAACAGCGCCAACGCGAGCCGCAACATGGGCCTCTATGCCGGCGAGCAGCCCAGCCTGCGCCTCGATCCGAGCCAGCCGATCGGCGCGCTGCAGCGCCAGCTCAACTACAGCCAGCAGATGTTCCGCAAGTAGGAGAGGCCGATGTCGTTTCCGTTCAATGGCCCGCCACTCAGGATCTGCCATGCACCCCCCGACGGAGAGGCAGGAGCCGGCGCCGGAGATGGGTCCGGCGCCGGCGACGGCAATGCCGGCGATGGCAGCCAGTCTGGCTCGCCCGCGGCTGGCGCGTCTAAAGGCGCTGCTGCTGATGGAAAGGGAGCTGGAGATCAGGCTGCTGGAGGCGGTGACGGCAAGGGAGCAGTCAAGAAGGACGGAGCAGCTGGTGACGGTAAGGCTGGTGCTGGCGATGGCGCTGGCAAGGGCGATCAAGGACCGAAGATTCCCGACAAGTTCCTCGTCGACGGAAAGCTAGACCAGAACAAGCTGCTGCAAAGCTACAGCGAGCTCGAGCGCGCCCAGTTCCGCCGCCGCGAGGAAGTCCGCGCCGAAGCGCGCAAGGAGATCGAGGACGAGCTCACCGGCCAGCGGCCGGCGACGCCGGGCGACTACAAGGTGGCCGAGACCTTCAAGATCGGCGACCGCGAGATCCAGCTCAACACCAAGGACCCGATGCTGGACTGGCTGAAGGAAACGGCGCACCGCTACAACATCCCGAACAGCGAGATCGACGGCATCATCCAGGGCTATGTTGGCCAGATGATCGCCGCGGCGCCGGCCTGGTCGGCCGAGGCCGAGCAGCTGGGCGTCAACGCCGATGCGCGCCACGCCCGCGTCGACGGCTGGCTCAAGGGCAATCTCAGCAAGGAGAACTACAACACCTTCGCCACCATGCCGGCGACCGCCAGGATGATCAAAGCGGTCGAGGAGCTCATGACCGTGGCGGGCTCGCCGCCGGTCAGCGAGGACAAGGCCGAGCTGCCGGGCGAGGTGTTCAGCCGCGACGAGCTCAAGGCCATGATGCGCGATCCGCGCTACTCCGGCGTTGGCGGCAAGATCGACCAGGCCTACGTTCACAAGGTCAGGGCCGGCTTCCAGCGGTTGAACAACGGCCGCTCGTAAGGCTATAAGCGAGCCACGGCCCCGCTGCATACCTCGGCCCGAGCAATGCAATTCCGGTGGAGTTGCATTGTCCGGACAACCTGCTGGCCCGCTCCGGGATGAACCGCCTCACAGGCTTTTCATTCAACGGAGCATCCGATGCCCAACCCGACAATCGACGTCGCCTTCGTTCAGGAGTTCGAGCAGGGCGTGCACGAAGCCTACCAGCTGCAGGGCAGCCACTTCCGCGCCTGCTGCCGCACCCGCTCGGGTGTGAAGAACAAGACCACCTTCCAGAAGTACGGCGCCGGCGTGGCCACCCAGAAGGCCCGCAACGCCATCATCCCGCCGATGAACAACGATCACACCAACGTGTCGGTCACGCTCGAGGACTGGTACGCCGGCGACTTCATCGACGACCTCGACGTGCTGCGCGTCAACCACGACGAGATGCTCGCCAGCCAGCGCGCCGGAGCCTTCGCTCTCGGCCGCAAGACCGACGAGCAGATCATCAACGCGCTGTCGGCCTCGACCACGACCAACGACGAGACCACCAACGGCGCCACGCTCGCCTGGGCAACCGCCAGCATGGTCACGATGGGCAACAATAACGTGCCCGACGACGGCGACCGCTTCGCGCTCGTCGGCTGGGAACAGTGGGGCCGCCTCATGGGGATCGTGCAGTTCTCGAACAGCCAGTACGTCGGCGAGGACGACCTACCCTACAAGCTCGGGACCCAGGCCAAGCGCTGGATGAGCTTCATGTGGATGCCGTTCTCGGGCTACGTCCGCGGCACCAACTCGACCAACTATCAGTTCCATCGCTCCGCGGTGGGCCACGCCATCGGCGAGGACGTCAACAGCACGATCACCTATGAAGGCACGCGGG